CCCCGAGTTTGCTGCGAAGTATCAATGTGACAAGCATGTTGTGAAGATGGTTCTTGAAACGGCTCAGCTTCTTTGCTCAGCCCATGAGACTGCACCTTATAAGCGCACTCATTATAATCATCCGTGTGCAATCTGGACTAGATCAAGTCTTAGCAATTATGATTGGCTTGTGCGGCATGGACTCGCACTTGCAAGGGAGTATACCTTCAGGTATAATAAGATACATAAGAGCACCGAGGTCATCGAATGGGCATGGCAAAACAAGCCTAACATTCTTGACCTTGGCCTCTTGCCCTTTGCTCAAGCCATGCCTGATCAGTATAAAGACCCTGATCCTGTTGTAGCGTACCGTAACTATTATATGAAAGAGAAAGCACGACTTGCCACTTGGAAGTTTTGTGATGCTCCGCATTGGTACGAGGTAGTAGTATGAAAAGAAATAAATGTTACTTCAGCGAAGATCACGGCTATGTATGTGACTGTCGCCCATCAACCGAACCATATGAGATGCTTTGCTGGTGCTGCCAGCAAGTAAAGGAGGATATGGATGACGAGACTATGGAATCAACTGACGAACGAGGAGAAGGAGAAGAGGAATAATCTTCAGGTAGTACTTGAAGAAGACATGCTCTGTCTTTCCGAGCGTAAGTATTGGGAGGCTTACAATGCTAATCCTGATGAGGGAATTCCAGAGCAGACTTTGATTGATGCATGTGTGATCCATCTGACACCTTTCTATCAGCAGTGGATTGATACTATCTCAAGCAATAGAAAGACTCCTGAGTGGGCTGTTCCTTTGTTTGCCGTTGGTGCTGCTAAGATGGCAGACATTACCGTTCGTGCCTTGATTCTTGAATGGTTCAACTCTTCTTTCTGGGAGCGTAAGTATGAGGGAGATCTGTTCCCTCTGCCTACGGCTCAGCATATTGCCCATGTCATTTCCGAGATGGTCATTGAGATCGTAGCCTATCAGCAAGCCAAGAAACAATTCCGTGAGGATTGGGCAAAGCAGTCACACTATCAGAAGAAGTGGACGCCCAAGCGTTGCAAGGCTTTTGCCTACAAGATGGGTACGCTTAACAAGAAGAACTTTAATAGGAAGCAGCGTGAGGATTTCGGTCATCATATGCTGCGTATCGCTGAGATGTCTGAGATTATTCAGCTCAAGAACATTCGCAAGCATACGGGTAGGCGTTGGTCTGAGCGTGTGGTTGTTACCTTTACTGATGACATTCTCAAAGAGTTGCACAAGCGACACAAGGATGTCATTGCCAAGGCAGCTTTGCTCTATCGACCAATGATCGTTCCTCCTGTTGAGCATACGCTTACCAGCAGCGGTGGTAATGTACTGCCGTATGTTCGTAAGCCTGTGGTTCAGAAGTTCAAGGATGTCATGTGGGATGAGAAGGTTCACCAAAAAGGTAGTACACCATCACAGACCGTGATCGACGGTCTTAATGTGATGATGCATACCGAGTGGACTATCAACGAGCGTGTGCTTGAGGTAATGGAAACACTCTTCAAGAACAATACACGCGATGCCAATCTTCCTGCCTATGACTTCTCTGCCTTTGACTTTGCTGAGCCTTATCCTGCCAATGGAACTAAGGAAGAGCAAGCCAAGTGGTGTGCTCAGAAGGAAGAGGCATACAGCAATTGGTACAAGGAGGAACAGCTCCGTGGTCGTATGCTTGTCAGGCTTCAGCTTGCCAAGTCTATGATCCCGCAGAAGTTCTTCTATCATATCTTTACATGTGACTTCCGTGGTCGTGCTAACTCTGCCTGTGATCTTCTGTCGCCACAAGCTTCAGACTTTGATCGTGGGTTGATCATGTTTGCAGAGCCAAGGAAGCAGACAACTAATGGTTTGTTCTGGCTTAAGGTACATGTCGCTAATCTGTTTGATCAGGACAAAGTTCCCTTTGCAGACAGAGCCAAGTGGGTTGATGACAACATGGCTATGCTGCGGCAGATCAATGACAATCCATACGATACTAGAAAGCTATGGGTATCAGATAAAAAGAAAAAGAACCCTAGCTTTCAGCGTCTTGCTGCAGTGTTTGATCTATGTCGTACTGATGGTATGACTCAGGTTGCCGTGCAGATGGATGGTTCCTGCAATGGTGTTCAGCATTGGGCTGCGCTTATGCGTGACCCCGTGCTTGCCAAGAAGGTGAATCTGATTCAGACAGAAAAGCCGCAGGATCTATATCAGTTTGTTGCAGATAGTATGACCAACAAAATGACTGAGGTTAAGGACGAAGACAGTAATAAGGGGCGGTGGGCTACCAAGTTTCTTGAGTATTGGGAAGGGGATATTGATAGGTCTGTTGTGAAGAGAGCGGTTATGACTGATCCATATGGAGTTACCTTCTATGGTATCCGCCGATACTGCAAGACCGAAGGACATCTTGATTGGGTAGGCAAAGACCAGATTGCTGGTGCAGTCATGGAGCTTGCCACCTTTATTGATCAAGCCCTCAAGGGTACATTGATCGAACCCAACAAGGGTAAGGCTTGGCTCAAGGTCGTAGCTGATATGTTCTCTGAGGTCGGTAAGAATGTTGAGTGGACTACGCCGTGTGGCTTTAAGGTTGTCCACCAGTACTATGAGATACTAACTAGACGATCAGTAGCCAAACTGTTCGACATGAAGGAGCTGCATTTCGGTGCTCCAGATAAGGAAACAATAGATGGAAGCTCAGTTAATCTGGCTATCTCTCCAAATTACATACACTCCTTGGATGCGAGTCATATGTGGTCTACCATCAAGCGAATGAAGGAAGCTGGTATTACACAATACAGCATGATCCATGATTCGTATGGCTGTCCTGCACCTGATGTCAATCTGATGCGAGTCTATACTAACGAGGAGTTCCACAGAATGCACAGCACTAACTTGCTGGCTGATATGCGGACTGAACTTATGAATAACATTGACATGGAGCTGCCGGATGTTCCCGAAGTCGGAGTATTCGACATGGATAATGTGCTTGATGCCGAGTACTTCTTCCAATGAAGAGCAAGGTATACAAGGTTTGCAGCGAAGGTGACATGGAGGAGGCGGTTAAAATGTTCACCGCCTTGGCTCTGTCTAACAAGAGAAGAAAGAAGCTGTCGTTCTGGTTTGCTACTGAAGCATTCAGTGATATCTTTTTGAATGCAGCATACACTGAGTTTGCTTTCAGAAACATTCCACCACAGCCTAATATGAACATTAATATTTACATCGGAGGAGATAACGACGATGATTTGGAAACCGAACAAGATGCTTAACGGAAAGCATTGGCGTTGGGGTGATCTCTATGATTCATGGAATCAAACACAGAAGGATCATTTTGACGGCAAGCTTGATGTCTATGCACCGCAAGGTAACATGCCATCTATTGCACAGCAATGGAAGGATCAGTTCAAGCGAAGGCGGCGCAAGTGAGTAGAATCCTAGTGATTGGAGATACTCACTTTCCCGCAGTGCTTGATGGCTATCTGCAGTTTGTGAAGGATGTCAAGAAGGAATACAAGTGTGACAAGGTTGTTCATATCGGTGATGTGATCGACCACCATTGCATCTCATTCCATACGAAGCATCCTGAGCATCCCGGTGCTGTCAAGGAATACGAGATGGCTATGGAGTGCGTGAAGGAATGGAAGTCTTCCTTCAAGAATATGATCGTGACTATCGGCAATCACGACGAGCGAGTTCGTAGACTTGCTGCTGATGCTGGTATTCCAGACTTCTATATCAAGGCATACAATGAAATTTATAACACAACTTGGCAATGGGTTAAGAACTACACTGTTGATAATGTGTTTTATTATCATGGCGTTGGGGGTGGCGGTCTATATCCTGCTTTCAACACTGCTAAGGGTATGGGTATTTCTGTGGTTGCTGGTCATCACCATTCTTGCGCCGGAATCAACTGGCAAGTTAGTCCGCTTCATGCAATCTTTGGCATGAATGTTGGATGTGGTGTTGACCGCAAGCATCTTGCCATGAAGTATGGCGAAGACCATATCAAGAAGCCCGTGATTAGTTGCGGCGTTGTCGTTGACGGCAAGCCCTACATTGAAATGATGAGTCTTTAAGTAATCCCTATGGTTGGGGCTACAGATATACTGTATATCAGAAAGGAGAAAAGAAATTATGAACACGAACGAAGTAATTGATGGCGAAGTTACCTCTGCTACTACTACTCCCGCACAGGAAATGGTTCCTGCTATCCGCAGCGATAGCGTAGTTGCGTATCTCAGCGGACTTGCTTCCGGTCTGAGTGCTATTGTTAACGACCTCAATATGCAGGTCGCTCAGATCACTGACGCTATGAAGAAGGACGAAACCACTAATGGTTAATAACAAGAAGATGAAGAAGATGCCGCAGTTTGTTACCGAAGTGCTTGAGGTTAAGTGGAGCAATCTACTTAAGCCTGATACCGCTTTCGGTGAGGCATCTGCGAATCACAACATTACCGTGATTCTTGACAAGAATCTTGAGAAGCAGCTTGCTGATATCCTCAAGAAGTCTGGTGCTAAGAAGATCAATGGTATCATGGAAAAGGATGGAGTCAAGACACTCAAGGCTAAGAGCCGAGTGCATGTTGAGCATGGCAAGTTCCCTTGCGTTGACTCTGCTGCTCAGGAGACTGAGGCAGTACCCTTTGGTGGAGACAAGGTTCGTCTGAAGCTTGCCCCTGCGGTTGTCGCCCGTGATAACAGTCTCTCAGTCTATCTCAATGGCATTCAGATTGTTGAGAAGAATGCCAACAATACCACAGGTGTTAGCACTGGTGGCTTTGGCGCAGTCGATGGTGGCTTTGTCGGGACTCCCGCAAAGAAGGCTCCGGTTGCTGAGGTTGAAGAGACTGAGGATGAAGACCTTCCGTTCTAATGAATTGGAAGTTTGATATCAATCCCGTGGCTGCATCCAGACCACGGGTTGGTAAATGGGGTGCTTACTATACAGGTACTTACAAGGAGTTCAGAGAGAAAGCAGCAGAGATCGTATGGGATACCATCGGTAAGGACTTTGAGGCTATCGACATAGAACTTGCAGTAAGTATTGAGTTATATGTAAAGCGTCCCAAGTCTACTGAGAGGGAATGGCCGAAGGCAGATATCGACAACTTTGCCAAGGCTGTTCTGGATACCATGAACGGAAAGATCTGGAAGGATGACTCCCAGATAACTTCCCTTCATGTATCCAAGCAGTGGGCTGACAAGGGTGAAGATGGTTACTTCACCTTAGAAGTAAATACCTAAAAGGATTGGGGAGAAATCCCCTTTCCTTTTTTCAAAAGGAGAACAATGTACGAACATATTTCAGTTGAGTTGATCGACAAGATGGGAACAGACAACACGGTTGTCGATGCTGCTAGAGTGTCGTTCAGCAAAGAAGCTGCCAACTACACAGAGGAGCAGAACAGCAAGCTTATCAAGTACTTGGCAAAGCACAATCACTGGAGTCCTTTCGCTCATTGTACTCTGCAATTCAGAATTAAGGCTCCCATCTTTGTTGCCCGACAGCTGCAGAAGCATCAGGTCGGGTTTGCTTGGAATGAGGTAAGCCGCCGCTATGTTGACTATGATCCCACCTTCTGGAATCCCAGTGGTAACTGGAGAAAGAAGGCTGAGAACAAGAAGCAGGGATCTATGGATGATCTGATCGATGATCCTCTGGAGTCTCAGGATGTCTTTGAGGATGCTATGCGTTACTGTATGCTGACCTACAATCTAATGCTTGCCAACGGTGTATGCCCGGAGCAAGCCCGTGCCGTGCTTCCTCAGTCTATGATGACTGAGTGGTACTGGACGGGTTCTCTGTACGGCTTTGCCCGTGTATGCCAGCTGCGGCTTGATTCCCATGCCCAGAATGAATGCCGACAGGTTGCCATGTGTCTCAATGAGGCATGTGCCGAGGCATTCCCGATATCTTGGAAGGCTCTTAATGGAACACTGGATTGAACTGGCTAAGCATATTGCATCGACTGTCGATAGAGACAGAGCGCATATCTCGCTGATCGTCAGAAAGAATAGACTGCTTGCTGTCGGAACTAATAACTGGAAGACGCATCCCAAGACTGCTGAGTATGGGTACATGTATCCGTATCTCCACTCTGAGCTGGATGCCTTCCGAAAAATAAAGACACCACAAGATAAACTGGTTCTTTATAACTTTCGATTCAGTAAAACAGTAGGTAGGTTGGGAATGGCTAAGCCGTGCAAGTTCTGCATGCCTTGGTGTTCCCATGTATTTGATCGAATCGTTTACTCTAACGAGGAAGGTAAGATTATAAATGCCTGATAGAGATTCAAATGGTGTAGATATCCTTGATCGCTTCTTGGCTTACAAGAATCGGTTCATGCAATTTAGCGTGACTGAAGATGTCTTTAATCAAGTAGTTGAGTATATCAAGGAACTACGCGTCGAGCGCGACGAGGTAAGAGCTTTGTATTGTAAGCAACTGTCTCCCGCAGATCCTCAAAAGATTGCTGAGAAGTGGAGATGGGATTGCTTTGACAATGGTAAGAACGCATGGCTACTCCCCGAGAGCAAGAAAACTATGGATCGGTTAGTGGAGTTGGGGGAAGAACTGGAAGCTAACCATAACAATCAAAAGTACAGGGTAACTGACGGTGAGTGACGATCCTCTGGCTCAAGCTGTTCAAGAGTTAGAGTGGGTCACTCACGAAAGAGATCAGGCAAGAAGAGAACTGATTGCCTATGATGCAATACACTTTAAGCTTTCAGTAGTCGAAGCTGCTAAAGCAAGAGGTTGGGGTTATCTAATTACAAAGGATAAATATGTCTAAGAATAAACCGTGGCTAAAAGCTAAGAAAAGAGATCATACTACTGGTGCTGGCAAGGGCGATAAGTATCGTCCGGTTGACCGTGAGCAGTATGAAAAGAATTATGATGCTATCTTCAATCCAACAAATAAGAACAACGATGACAAAGACACTAAGTGAACTTGAGGAGATGGTCTATGATCTTGCAGCCCTTAGCTACAAGGTTGGACGCCTTGAGACAGATGGTACATCGACTCAGGCAAAGTATGATAAACTGGTTGAACAGCGTGACAATCTGAGAAATGAGATTGCTGGTGTGTTCAAGTCTATGAGAAACCCATACACCCCGGAACTAGGTTGGGGTAAAGGAAAAGACGAATGATGAATAACACTGATACAAGTGAGTGGCTGCAGATGAACTTCCCCGTTGGTGGTGGTCCAGAGATTATTGGTGGTGGCGATTGCCAACCATCTAAGCAGCTCTATATGAAGATTGAGTTTCCAACTGAGTCTCCTACTGCATACTTTATTATCTCCGAGACTCCGCATACTGATGGTTTCCGTACCCGTGAGGATACTCCGGTGGTTGCCTTTAGTATGTCTGATGAGTTGCTTCTTAAGATTGTCCGCACCATTGCAGTAAGCAAGGGTGTTACCTACAACGAAGAGAACTGGTGATGAATGAGTCTGTTCCAAAAGAAAACCGAATGCCCCCGCTGTACATCTAAAGGTGAAGATCGCAGCGGAGACAATCTCGCGGTCTATGATGACCATGTATATTGTTTCAAGTGCAATTATCACCGTAACACAAAAGGAAAAGAGATGCTAGATGAAACAACTACGATACAGACTAAGGAGTTCAAGCCTATCGCTGGCTCTTACATTGATCTTGAGGATCGTGGTATTACGGAAAAGACTTGCCGACTCTATGGCTATCAGGTAGCCAAGGTCAATGGCAAGGAGGTTCATGTCGCCAACTACTATCAGAATGGCGAGTTACTAGGTCAGCATCTCCGTGGTCCTAACAAGCAGTTTGCTTGGAAAGGATCGGCAAAGGGTGCTGAGCTTTTTGGACAGAACCTATGGAAGAATGGTGGCAAGCGTCTGGTCATTACCGAGGGTGAGATCGACTGCATGACTGTCAATCAGGTACTTGGCGGTACATGGCCTGTCGTATCCATCCCAAATGGAGCGCAGTCTGCTGCCAAGTCTATCCGTGATAACCTTGAGTTCATCAATTCATATGCAGAGGTTGTTCTTTGCTTTGACATGGATGATCCGGGTATCAAGGCTGCTAACGAAGTGGCTGAGCTGTTGCCTCCGGGCAAGTGCAAGATTGCCAAGCTTCCCTACAAGGATGCCAATGAGTGTCTCGTCAATGCCCAGACCAAGCAGCTTGTATCTGCTATCTGGGAAGCGCACCAGTACTCTCCAGATGAGATCCTACATATCTCCAAGATTGTAGATACATCGGAAACAATTACGGCTACGAAGGTTTACCCCTTCCCCTATGATGGACTCTCCGAGTTCCTTATTGGACAGCGTGGTGGCGAGATTACCCTATGGGCATCTGGCACAGGATCAGGCAAGTCTACTATTCTGCGTGAGCTGATGATGCACCACCTTTCCGAAGGTCGCAGCGTAGGCTGCATCATGCTTGAGGAGTCTCCTCAGGAGACAATGGATGACATGATCAGCCTCATGCTTAACAAGCCTGTCCGTGCCATCCGTGCATGTCGCATGATGAATGACCTCCGTGTGCAAATGGGAAAGAATCCCATTCATATGCAGATGATTGATGATCTTACCGATGAAGAGTACTATACCGCCAAGCGCAAGCTCAGCGAGACTAGCTTCTACATCTATGATCACCTTGGCAATAACGCCATGCAGAATCTGCTTGCTCGTATGGAGTTCATGTCTGTGTCCCTTGGTGTTCAGGTAATCGTACTTGATCATATCACCGCTGCTGCGGCTGGTCTAATGGGAATGCATGACAAGGATGTTGAGGGTGGTGGTTCAGAGCGAATCATCATCGACACATTGATGAAGGAACTGAGAGCACTGGCTGTTCGTACAGGTGTCCACATCGACATCGTATCTCAGCTTAAGAAGTCGGAGAAAGCATATGAGGAAGGCGACCGCATTACTCTGCAGGATCTACGAGGCTCTGGTGCTTTGGCTAGTGTACCTAACACAGTCGTTGCCCTTGAGCGTGATCGTCAGAATGCAGACCACAAGATTGCCAATACTACAATTGTTCGCGTACTCAAGAATCGCCTGACAGGTCGGGCTGGTATTGCTGCTACGCTTTTCTATGACCATACTACTGGTCGCCTCAAGGAGATCGGCTTTGCCGTTGCTGAGGATGGCTCACTAGTCTTTGAACCAGAGGAGAACTAAATGAAGGTATGCGTCCTTGACATTGAAGGTAACGGATTGGGTGAGCTTGTCCTTGACAGCAAGGGTAAGCCATATACAGAAGCGACTAGAGTTCTATGTGCCGCTACCAAAGTCAATGACGAAGACCCGATCCTTTGGCTAGAACACCAGATGAAAGATCTGGTCAAGTACCTTAGTGAGATGCCCGTGATTATCGGACACAATATCTGGGGCTACGATTTTCCCGTAATGCGTAGACTGTACGGGATGGCGCGACCGAAGTGCATTGTTGATACGCTCGTTATCAGCAAGTTGATGCATCCAGACATCAACAATCACCCGCTAGGTGACAACTCTCTGGCTTCTTGGGGCAAGTATCTTAAGTTCCCTAAGATGGATTATACAGGTGGATGGGCGCAGTACTCAGATGAGATGGGTACTTACTGCTTGCAGGATGCCAGACTAGGTATGGCAATCTATAATGCACAGAAGCCATTCATTACGAAGAACAAGGACTTGGTTCGCTTTGAGAGCCGAGTGTCCGAGATACTAATGGAGCAAGTAGAACATGGATTTAATTACGACCGTGATGCAGGAGAGAAGCTGTATCAAGACCTTATGCTGGAAAAGCTTGGCATTGAGGACGAGATGCGTCAAATCTTTCCTGACAAGATTATCATCCGCCATTCGGAAAAGACAGGCAAGCGTCTGAAGGACAAGATTGAGACTTTCAATCCCGGTAGCCGACAGCAGATTGCCTCCCGTCTTAACGAGAAGTATGGATGGGAGCCACCCCTGACCGACAAGGGTAATCCAAAGGTAGACGAAGCAGTGCTTGCTACCCTTGACTATCCCGAGGCAAAGAAGCTGACTGAGTATTTCAACAATGTCAAGCTTATGGGTATGGTTGAGGATTGGAACACCAGAGCAAACACAAGCAGAGATCGCCGCATTCACGGTGGCATCAATGCTCAGGGTGCTGCTACTGGTCGTTGCACACACAGCCAGCCCAACATTGCTCAGGTAAGTGGCGACCATCGTGCAAGAGAGTTATGGATTGCAGATCCCGGAGATGTCGTTGTCGGTGCTGACTTGTCAGGTCTTGAGCTGCGTATGCTTGCTCACTTCATGGCTAAGTATGACAACGGCGAGTATGCCAAGGTTCTCCTTACCGGAGACATCCATACACACAATCAACAAGCTGCGGGTCTTGCGACTAGATCACTTGCCAAATCATTCATCTACGCTTATCTATATGGCGCAGGAGACAAGAAGATTGCTATGGTATGCGACTGCTCCGTTGATGCCGCTCGTAAGTTGCGTGAGCGTTTCCAGAAGGAAATCCCCGCACTTGCCAAGGTACAGGAAGCCGTCAGGTTTGAGACAGTCAAGACAGGAAAGGTTCGTCTACCCGATGGCAGACAGGTTCCCGTCCGTAGCGAACACGCTGCCCTGAATACGCTCCTGCAAGGTTCAGGCGCGGTCGTATCGAAGTACTGGATGGCTGAGGCTAGCAAGGCTGCGGCTCAACACAGGGCAAGCCAGCTTGCCTACATCCATGACGAATTGCAGTACTCTTGTCCCAAGTCTTGTGCCGATAGTTTCGGCAAGGCAGTTACACAGGCAGCAACGACTGCTGGAGAAATGCTTAAACTTAACATTCGTATTGATGCCGAGTATCGTGTAGGTACTAATTGGGCAGAGACACACTAAGGAGTAATATGAGTTCACTTACTATGTACATTGCTGGTCCAATGAGGGGATATCCGAATCATAACTTTGATGCTTTTTATAAGGCAGAAAAAAAGTGGGTAAAGAACCCAATGATTGAAAAGATTTATAACCCAGCTCGTATGGATGAGGACGAAGGATTCGATCCATCAACAGCTGAAGATTCTAAAGAACACCTCCGTTCATGCATGAAGAGGGACTTGAATGCAATTCTAAACTGCAACGCTATGGTAATGCTACATGGATGGGAGCATTCCGAAGGAGCTAGAGTTGAGCATTCACTCGCAACATATTTAGGGATGCCAATTTTCTATGAAAGTTAATGCTAAGATTGCCTTCTATAAATTCAAGCCACTACAAGCATGGCGTTATGCCTTTATACGCATACTTACTAATGCTAAGCATACTCATGCTCATCTTGAGTTTAGTACTGAACCACCAATAGCTGTTATTGTTATTGATGGAAAGGCTGCTGAGATTATGCAAGTGGCCTCGCTTTCTAAACTTAAGGTAGAAAAGTATTATGAATATGATATCGGTGATCTTGAGTTATCTTCTAATGACTTCCAGTTTTTTCAGAGATACCGTCAGATCAACGCAATCAAGATGATTTTCTATTATGCTATTGGTCGTTTCTTTGGTATGAAAAAACCAGCTAGTTGCGTAACATTTATCTGTGACTATTTAAAATTCAAGGGTTGGGATATCCCCGATCTATTCAGTCCAAAGGAATTATGGGAGAGTTTACATGCTGATAATAATGATCGGTGGAAAGGCCCGCGTGGGCAAAACCACTCTAGCCAAGTGGCTAAGTGAGTATGCCTACAATGAAGGCTATACCCCTGTAATTCTACCCTTTGCTCAGGCACTCAAGGATGAGGCAGAGAAGCGTGGTTATTCCAAGGATAAGAATCCCGAAGAGTATCGTGCATTCTGCCAGACCCTTGGATCTGAAGCCCGAAAGGAAGACGAGGATTTCTGGGTAAAGAAGTTCAAGGAAAAGATCAAGTTCATGTATGAGCAGGAGCAAAAGGCTTTGGCTGAAGAGCCTGATACTTGGCATGAGAAGGCAATCATTGTTGATGACTGTCGATACATGAATGAGGTTGCTGCTGCCCGAGAGTTAAAAGCTCTCACGGTGTTTGTCTCTTCAGGTAAAAGAGAATTACCCGAAGAAAAAGCAGAATGGCGTGAGCATGAATCTGAAGCAATGGCTAATGCAATCGACGGTCAAGATAAGAACTACACTGAGGTTTTTGATTATGTTATTCGTAATGAATATTCAGAGCGTCAGTACAAGAACAAGGTCACTGAGAAGTTTGAGGAGTGGTTTCATATCCTATCAGAAGGATTGGTTGGCAACCTCTGTACCTGTGAGATGTGCATTGCCTCAAGAGAAGACCGTGATCCCGATGCCGAAAGAGTAGTTCAGCATATACTGGATATTATCCTAGGAGAAAAGAACGATGGAAAGACCTGATGTTGCTGTGCTTGATGGAGATATCCTATGTTATCGTGCTGCTTTCTGGGCAGACCAAGAGGGTGTAGAATACCTAGAGGAAAGACTTGAGCATGATATCAAGGCTTGGACTCCAGCTGGTATGACCAAGACATACATTGCCATGTCTTGCAGCCGCAAGGATAATTACAGACGAGACTTCTGGGAATCCTATAAGGCTCACCGGGATGTCCGTAAGCAGACTCCAGATAGCATGGACTATGCTCTGGAGCTGATCCATCAGCATGACATCCTAACAGTACCTAGGCTGGAGGCTGATGATATCATGGGTATTATGGCTTCCTCTGGCAAGGGTATTGCCGTGACAATCGACAAGGATCTTAGATCCGTACCCGGTTGGCACTGGAATCCAGACAAGGAACATACACCAGATATTGTGGATGAATATACCGCAGACCTGAATTTCCACAAGCAGTGGATTACCGGGGATACCACAGATAACATCCCCGGTATCTGGAAGTGGGGGCCAGCCAAGGCTGAGAAGTGGCTAAAGTATGTCCACCCCCGGAACTGGACCGCTGCTGTATTGGCGGCTTATGACCAAGCCAAGCCACAGGATGGCACTAAATATAATTATGAGTATTGTTTATCTATGGCTAGGTGCGTTCGCATCCTACGGGATGGCGAGTACGACAAGAAGACCAAGCAGATTAAACTATACTGCCCAATAGTTGGGGCTACTGAAGAATAAACCAAAGGAGATACTAATGGATACTAAAGTTACTTGCTACGATACTAACTCAGCTGTCTATGCTGATAACAATAATTACAACACTTCTACTTATACCTATAGACCAGATAGTATCCCTATGGTTCTCCATACTGACTATTGTAAACCAGAGTATAAGACTAAAGGATCAGCTGGGGCCGACTTAAAAATTGTAACAGATATTACTCTGTTACCCGGTGCTAGCTACCTTGTTGCTACTGGTGTATCTTTGGCTATTCCAGAAGGCTATGTTGGTCTTGTATTCCCACGGTCTGGCTTAGCTTCCAAGGGTATTACCCTGAGAAACTCAGTTGGTGTGATCGACTCTGATTACCGTGGTGAAATTATGGTTGCCCTAGTAAACAACTCATATGAGACTGTCGTACTAACTAAGGGTGATCGTGTTGCACAAATTGTTTTCCTCCCTGTTACTCAATTCCCATTCATCTCTGTCGATAAACTACCAGAGACTACAAGAGGAACTGGTGGTTTTGGAAGTACAGGTTTATAAAAAACTAGCCGTTTAAGAAGGACAGATATGGATACATTTCAAAACTTTATTGCCATCTCTCGGTATAGCCGATGGATGGATTCTGAATCTCGCCGTGAGACTTGGGATGAAACCGTGGATCGTTGGTGGAATTACTTTACGACCAAGGTTCCTGCCCTAGCTTCACGACCAGATGTTCGTGATGCAATTCTAAACCTTGAGGTTCTACCCTCAATGCGTGGGCTTATGACCGCAGGACCAGCTCTGGACCGCGACCATACAGCCCTCTACAATTGCTCTTATCTTGAGATTGATTCACCACGATCATTCTCAAATCTAATGTACATTCTAATGTGCGGTACTGGTGTTGG